GCTTTCTAATTTTTGTAATGCTTGTTGTGATCCTGAAAACCGGGATAGAGAACCAGACTCTGTTTATACTAAAACAATATTTAAGACTCCTCAAACAGTAAGGAACTGCCTTACCAAGATGATCAACTATAATATTGTTACTAAAGAGGGTCTGGGCCATAACAAGACAGTTGAGCTCAATCATGAACTTCAGATGCAGATAGAAGGTAACATATTGTTAAACTATAAATTTTATCACGTTGCTGCCCAAGAAAGCCAAGGAGTTTAAGAAACCTGTAGCAGAAGACTTAAACCTATCTGAAGAACTGGTTAATGATGTAATAGATTTTTATTGGGAGAAAGTAAGAAAGTTAATAACCACTGTGGATGAAAACTCTATAGAGATTCTTAACTTAGGTACATTCAAGTTAAAGACATGGAAAATAGATGAAACTACTAGTACATACAAAGCCATAATAGAAAGACTAGAAGGTAAGTTTGGTAAGTATGCTATTAAGAGGGAATATGAGTACAGACTTGAAATACTAGAAAAAGCTAAAGAATCTGCTGCAGAAGAGAAAGAAAGATTAACTAAAATTAAAGAAGAAAGAAATGCTAACAAAACTAAAGACAATTTGGAAGAACAAGCTTCAGATACTTGAAGGACTTAAGAATACTTGGGTAAGACATCCTAAGATTGAGAGAATAGCTTATGATAGATTAGCTATTTGTGAAGACTGTGATTTAATAGACAGGGAAGGAATTAAATGTGCAATGCCCGGAACTCAACCCTGCTGTGGAGAGTGTGGGTGTAAGCTTACTCTAAAAGCTAGATCACTATCTTCAGAATGTCCACATCCTAGTGGCTCTAAGTGGAAAGCTTACATGACTGACCAAGAAGAAAATGAATACTATGCTAGGATTAATTATGATCCAGATAAAGATTAAAATTAAAAACCAACTCAAACACCAACTCAATGTCAGTAATATTCAAAGCAGAGAATCACAAATATGAGAGTCTAGATCCTAATGAAAGAATAGACTGGTTAAGTGTAACCAGTTTTGTTAAAAACTTTAAGCAACCTTTTGATGCTGTAACTCAATCTATAAAGTCAAGTAAAAATCCTAGATCAAAATGGTATGGTATTCCTCCAGAAGAAATCCAAGCATATTGGAGTAAAGAATCTGATAGAGCTATAGGTGCCGGCTCATGGTATCATGATCAAAGAGAGTCAGACTTAATATCACATGATACTATCACTAGATCGGGTGTACACATTCCTATTATCAAACCTATTTGGGATGGTAACCTAAAAATTGCACCAGAACAGAAACTTACTGAGGGTATATATCCAGAACATTTTGTATATTTAAAGTCAGCAGGAATATGTGGGCAATCAGATAGAGTTGAGGTAATAAAAGATACAGTAGACATAGTTGATTACAAGACTAATAAAGAGATTAAAAAAGCCAGCTTTGTAAACTGGGAAGGTAAGTCAGTAAAAATGACTGGTCCTTGTGAGCATCTAGATGACTGTAACTTTAACCATTATGCCTTACAATTAAGTACTTATATGTACATAATTCTAAAGCATAATCCTAGATATAAACCGGGTAAGATGTTCTTACACCATGTTATATTTGAAAAAGTTGGTGAAGACAAGTTTGGTTATCCTATTCCTAAGCTGGATGCAGATAATAATCCTATTGTAAAAACTGTGGTACCTTATGAGGTTCCATATTTAAAGGCAGAAGTAATAGCAATGATTAACTATATAAAAGATAAAAAATGACAGTATTTAAAGAATTTGGCCTAGTAATGGAGGACAAAAACATGAAGGAAAACTTAGGTATAGAAAAGCTATGCTTTAGTAAAGTAACTATTGATTTAACAACTCTTATAGCATTTAGAGAATCTCTTAATGATGATGGTGAATATGAGCCATACACTTATATTTATACAGACCAGGGTGTACATTTTTGTCTAGATATAACCTATGATGATTTTTGTATAATCTTTCACACAGAAGTATTACCAGTATTAAACAGAGAAAAAGACACACCTCTTACAGAAATAAAAAATGAGCAATGATGAATATCAACAACAACAATTTTGGAAGAAAAAAACTAAAGTAAAAAAAGTAAAAAAGATTAAGGGCACTTGCCCTACTGCAGAAAAACTAAAACAACAAAAAGATGATAAAACTCTTTGATTTACAGAATGGCAAGATTATTCCTACAGAGCACTGTTATACTTTAAGCTTTTTAAAGAAAATCATGGATGAGTTTCCAGATGACTATTTAAAAATATATGCTTATCTGTTTTATATGACCTGTCCTAATCCTGAACTTAATCCTTACTTTAATATTCCTGAAGATGACAAAGAACAAGTTATTCTACAAGATATTGAAGCAGAGTTTAGTACTGAAGATGAATTAATTATATCAGCACTTGCAAAATGTGTACAGTTATATGAAACTCCTACTACTAGAGCATACCGTGGTATCAGCTCTATGTTAGACAGGTTAGCTACTTATATGGAAAAGACTCCTATCACACACGGGAGAGATGGTAATATTAACTCATTAGTTAGTGCTGCTAAAAACTTTGAGGGTATTAGACAATCCTTCAAAGGTGCATACAAAGATTTACAAGATGAACAACAAACTAGAACAAGAGGTGGGGGCTCTTTAGCATATGATCAATAAAGATAACTTATATGATTGGGTATTTCATTACAACCACATATCAAAAACATGGGCTGCAGTTAAAAGAGATGAGATTGCAGATTATTTTAATGGTAAAGCAAAAGATGTCCTAACATCTAAAAAGCATAGTACTTTAGTAGACATTATTACTAAAACATCTGGTGACTCAGATAAATTGAGAAAACTTGTGAATGGATAAGTATTTCTATACAGATATACCTACGTGGGATAATGGTACTTGGACTACTACCAGTTTTAATACCAGGAGTGAGTTCAGAGACTTTGTCCTTTCTATATTTAAAGAACCTTGTAAGTATAACTTTGATAAAACTGCTTTTGTATTTAATGCAGAAGCTAGAAAGTATAATGAACAAAAGTTTTACTGTGCAGCTCCTGTAAGAAGCAAAGACTTTATTACTTACTGGGATGATCAGAAAGTTAAGTGTAGAAAAGGTGTAATATTTAAAAGTGGAGAAAACACTTGGTATCTCACGCGTGAGTACTACATGTGGTTAAACTTCTTACCTATCAATAACAAAGAGATAAGAAGATTCTCTTTCCCGGATGTGAGAGATGCTCAGTATCATCTTGCCCTGTATGAAGTATTAGCAGAGTTATTCTACAAACATGCTGCTATTCTAAAGAAAAGACAGATAGCATCTTCTTACTTTCATGCAGCTAAGCTTATTAATTGTATATGGTTTGAGGAAACTCCTATTCTAAAAATAGGTGCTAGTCTTAAGACATATGTTCAAGATACTTGGAGATTCTTAAATGAGTACAGAAACTTTCTAGATGATAACACTGCTTGGTACAGACCTATGAACCCGGGCAAGGTTCTTGACTGGCAACAACAGATTGAAACTAGTGTACCTGGACAAAATAGAAAAACTCTTAAAGGTTTAAAAGGTGTACTAAAAGGAACATCTTTTGAGAAAGATCCTACTGCAGGTGTAGGTGGACCGTGTACTTACTTCTTCCATGAAGAGGCTGGGATTGCTCCACATATGATGGAAACTTTTGGTTATATGAAACCGGCATTAAAATCTGGTATGATAACCACTGGTACTTTTATAGCTGCTGGTTCTGTGGGTGATCTTGATCAGTGTGAACCATTAAGAAAAATGATTATTCACCCAGAAGCTAATGATATATTTTATGTTGAGTCAGATCTTATAGATCATAGGGGAACTTTTGGTAAGTCTGGATTATTCATTCCTGAGCAGTGGTCAATGCCACCTTATGTAGATGAATATGGTAACTCTAAGGTTGAGGAAGCTTTAAAAGCTCTTGATGATTACTTTGCTAAAAAGAAAAAAGATTTAAGTCCAGAAGATTTTCAGCTAGAGTTATCTCAGCACCCTAGAAATATAGAAGAGGCTTTTGCTACCAGAACAGTATCTGTTTTTCCTATGCATTTAGTTAATGCTCAGAAAAGAAGAATTGAGGAGAAAGAGTATTCTATTGAATATGTAGAGCTTAACAAAAATGCTGACAATACTTTTGTGGCTGAGAAAAGCAAGAAGATACCTATTAAAGAATTTCCTATAAGTAAAAATACTGAAGATAAAACCGGTGTAATAGTTGTGTATGAGAAACCAGACCCGGCTGCAAGGTGGGGAACTTATTATGCTTCTATTGACCCTGTGTCACAAGGTAAGACTTCTACATCAGAATCTTTGTGTTCTATTTATGTATATAAAATACCGATAGAAGTAACTAGAATAGATGGTGAAGATGTTAAAACCTATATAGAACCAGACAAAATAGTTGCTTCTTGGTGTGGTAGGTTTGATGATGTAAACAAAACTCATGAAAGATTAGAGCATATAATTGAGTGGTATAATGCATGGACTGTTGTAGAAAGTAATGTTCCTGGATTTATTACTCACATGATCAAGAAGAAAAAACAGAAGTATCTAGTCCCTAAAAGTCAGGTTACATTCAGAAAAGACATAGAATATGCACAATCTGTTTATGAAGAGTATGGCTGGAGAAATACTGGCACTCTATTTAAGTCTCACATCTTACCATACCTTATAGACTTTTGTAAAGAAGAGTTGGATACTGAAACTAAAGATGATGGTTCTGTAGTAAGAACAACCTATGGTATAGAAAGAATCCCGGATATTATGGCTATGGTAGAGATGACTCACTACAGAGAAGGGCTCAATGTGGATAGACTTATAGCACTTGGAGCACTTATTGCCTTTGCTAAAGTTCAGGAGGCTAATAGGGGTATTATGAAAAGAATAGATAGGACAGATAAAAAAAGCTTGGAAAAGTCAAAAAATTTACATAAATTTACTAATAACCCATTCCGACATATAGGCATGGGTCATGGAAGTATTGGTAGTAGACCACCAAGAAACCCATTTAAAAATATAAGATAGTCACTATGCAAGTATTAAATGCACTCCAGATGAAGTCTGGAAAAAAAGCTGAGTATAACAGGATGGGTAGTATAACCCAGCCTTTACAGTTTTTACCTAAAAAAGAAAAAGATGCTGAGTGGGCATCTTGGAATTTGGACTGGCTAGAGTGGAATGGTCTTAAACAGATCAGGAGAAATGCCAGAAGACTTATGAAAAACTATAAGCTAGCCAAGGGTGTTATTGATAAAACTGACTATATTGTAGAAGAAGATAATGAAATGAGAGACCTGGTTGATACTCTTATGAAAGAGGATCCTAGTGCTTTAGAGTTAAAATTCTACCCAATTATCCCTAATGTTATTAATGTGTTAACAGCTGAATTTGCTAAAAGAAACAGCAAAATAACATTTAGAGGTGTAGATGAATACTCTTATAATGAGATGCTTGAGCAAAAAAGAATGCAAGTTGAACAAGTTCTTTTACAGAATGCTGAGCAAAAAATGATGGCTAAGTTAATTGAACAGGGATTAGATCAAGAAGATCCTGAAGTTCAACAACAAATGCAACAACAGCTTTCTCCAGAAAATCTTAAAACTCTTCCTGAAATACAAGCTTTCTTTGATAAAGACTACAGAAGTATGGCTGAACAATGGGCTATGCATCAGTACAAAATTGATGAAGAAAGATTTAAAATGGATGAGTTAGAAGAAAGAGGCTTCAGAGATATGCTTATCACTGATAGAGAATTCTGGCACATGAAAATGAATGAGGATGATTATGATATAGAGTTGTGGAACCCTGTTCTTACTTTCTATCATAAGTCTCCAGAAGCAAGATATATATCCCAAGGTAATTGGGTGGGCAAAATAGAGATGATGACTATTGCTGATGTTATAGATCGTTATGGTTACCTAATGACACAGGAGCAGTTAGAGTCTATTGAAGCCATCTACCCCGTAAGGTCAGCTGGCTACCCACTCCAAGGTTACCAAAATGATGGTTCTTATTATGATGCTACTAAGTCTCATGAGTGGAACACCAATATGCCGGGCTTAGCTTATAGACAGTTTGTATCTATGTATGATAACTTTATCTACAATGGTGGAGATATTATTAACTGGATCATGGCTGAAAATGAAGACTATGCTCCTATGGGTGCAGCTTTCTTACTCCGTGTAACTACAGCTTATTGGAAATCTCAAAGAAAAGTAGGACACTTAACCAAAGTTATGGACAATGGTGAAGTTCTTACAGATATCATAACAGAAGATTATACTATTACAGACAAACCAGTGTATGATACAACTCTAGTTAAAAACAAAACTAAAGATAACTTAATCTTTGGTGAACACATTGACTGGATTTGGATTAATCAGGTTTGGGGTGGTGTAAAAATTGGTCCTAATCACCCAAGCTTCTGGGGTATGAATAACCCAGGAGGTATCAATCCTATGTATTTAGGTATTGATCAAAATACTATTGGACCACTTAAATTCCAGTTCAAAGGTGACAGCACACTCTATGGATGTAAACTTCCTGTTGAGGGTGCAGTCTTTAATGATAGAAATACAAGGTCTACTTCTATGGTAGATTTGATGAAGCCCTTCCAGATTGGATATAATATTGTCAACAATCAAATTGCTGACATCTTGGTGGATGAGTTAGGGACAGTCATAATGTTGGATCAGAATGCTCTCCCTAAACATTCACTAGGTGAAGACTGGGGTAAGAATAACTTCCAAAAAGCTTATGTAGCAATGAAAAACTTTCAGATGCTACCTTTAGATACATCTATTACCAATACAGAAAATGCCTTAAACTTCCAACATTATCAGGTACTCAACCTTGAGCAAACTCAAAGGATGATGTCTAGGATTCAAATGGCTAATTACTTTAAGCAACAATGCTTTGAAGTAATAGGTATAACACCACAACGCCTTGGGCAACAGATTGGTCAAACTGATACTGCTAAAGGTATAGAACAAGCTGTAACTGGTTCTTATGCTCAGACAGAAACATACTTTATGCAACACTCTGATTATCTGATGCCTAGAGTACACCAAATGAGAACAGATCTAGCTCAATATTATCATTCTAAAAAACCATCAGTAAGACTTCAATATATGAGTTCAGCTGATGAGAAGGTAAACTTTGAGATTAATGGTACAGATTTATTATTAAGAGATCTTAATATTTACTGTACAACCAAAGCAAATCACAGAAATATTCTTGAGCAAATGAAGCAATTAGCTATGTCTAACAATACAGCTGGTGCTTCTATTTATGACTTAGGTAATATCATGCAGACTGAATCTATTGGTGAACTTACTAATAGTCTTAAATCTATTGAGAAGAAAACTAATGCTCAAAGACAAGAGCAGATGCAACATGAGCAGCAAATGCAAGAACAAGAAATGCAGACTAGACTTCAAGAGAAACAAATGCAGCTTGATCATGATATGCAAGAAGCTGAAAAAGAAAGAAGAAAAGATATTCTTATTGCTGAGATTAGAGCTGCTGGTTATGGTGCTATGCAAGATATTAACCAAAACTTACAATCTGATTATATGGATGCTCTTGATAGAATTCAAAAAACTAATGAGTTTCAACAGTCTATGGATTTACAAAATAGTAAAGAAGTAAACAGAATGCAGAATGATAGAGAGAAAGCTCAGATTGAAAGAGAAAAGCTTCAGGCTCAGTTACAGATGAAGCAAATGGATCTTAGTATTGCTAGAGAAAATAAGAACAAATATGATAAAGGATCTAGCAAAACTGATAACAAAAAGAAGAAGTAAGATACTATGGAGCAGAAATTAAGGACATTTAGCTTATTATACAAGAAAGAGAAAATACCTTATAGCCATATTATCAAAAATATTTTTTTATAACTAAAATAAAAATATAAATATTTAAAGTTTAAACAGTTATTTTTGTTATATTATTATTAAGTCATTAAACCAAACCAACACATATGACAGACAACAAAGAAACAACAACAGTTCAACAGGCTGATATTAACCTAGATGAATTGTTAGGTACACCAGGTGCAGAAAACATTATGGTGCCAGCTGATAAAGAAGAGAAGCCTAGCATCTTTTCTAGAAAAGAAGTAGATTTATCGTTCCTTGACAAACCTGAAGATGAAGATAACTCCAACACCCAAACAGATCCTAAAGCTGATGGAGCTAAAAAGACTCCAGAACAAGCTACTAAAGAAGGAGCAGCAGCCCTTGAAGAACTCATGGGTGGTCAAGATGATGATGACTTTGAGACAACTACCAAAAAAGGTGGCAGACCTAATGGGCTTGTAGAACTAACTACTAAGCTTGTTGAAAAAGGTTTAATAACTCCTTTTGAAGGTGAAGAAGATTTCTCTAAATACAGCATCAAAGATTTTGAAGAATTATTTGAAGCTAATACTCAAGAGAAAGCATCTAAGTTAAAAGAGGATGTATCTGCAGAATTCTTTGATTCTTTACCAGAAGAACTTCAAGTAGCAGCACATTATGTTGCTAATGGAGGAAATGATCTTAAAAGTTTATTTAGATCATTAGCTGCTGTAGAAGAAATTAGAGAGTTAGATGTAGATGATGAAAATGGTCAAGAACAAATTGTAAGATCATACTTACATGCTACTAACTTTGGTACAGCTGATGAGATTGAAGAAGAAATTGAAGGCTGGAAAGATAGAGATGAGTTAGGTAATAAAGCTAAAAAGTTCAAGCCAAAGTTAGATGCTATGCAGGAGCAAATTGTTGCAAGACAATTACAAC